TTCTAGTTTTAGGAACAAAGTGTGCTGTTTTAACTTTTCTATGTTCTACGTTTAAGTTTTCAGTTGCAAGTAATTTAGCAAGATTTGATTTCTGCTCTTTAGATATTGTATTCATATGTGACCTGTTTTTCATAATATACTGCTATCCTATACCATTTTGGTTCAGATTGCAAGAAAAAACGGCATAAAAGAACCGTTATAAATCAAAGGTTTATTGCTGGTGCGACAAAACGCACAGCCTATGTTCTCGTTTTGTTCTCATCTTCCTACTTGATTTAGGTACTTTTGTTTGGTTTCTTCCCATGATAAATGTATCAAATCATCATAATACAGCGTCTCCATGTTTGTCCTCTTTTGGTCAATCAATGAATTAATACGCTTGCTAGCATATCTCTCACGCCATAATTCAGATAACGCTGACACGCTACTATCAAAACTTTTGACTAATTTATCTTCTGGTATTTCTTCTCGTAAAAATTCTCTTGTATTATCGTATAGTGTAGAAAAATATATACCTCTACTATGGTCTGATTTTGTCAACTCTTTTGGTATGTTTAGTTTACTATATGCAAATGTATGACTTCTATTTCTGTGGTCTCTCTTATAAGGTTGACCTGTAGGTTTAGTTGCACTATACCATTCAAAGTATTTTCTAGTATGATTTTCCATAATCCACTTTCTTAACATCTGAATAGTAGGTTTAGTTGCTTCGTATGATACACTACCTGCACTATGACCTCTTTTCTTCCAGTATTTTAAATTCTGATATTGACTAAAACTACCATATAAACTTGTAGTTGTAACACCAACCATTATATCGCCATATTCTCTTTTCCATGTTTCTTGTACTTTATCAGATAAACATAATAATGCTAACAACTTACCACCTGTATAATTATAACCTAGTGGTTGTAGTGGCACAATCGTACTACCAATAGCAGTATGATTAATCATCTTCTTAGTTTTACGTTCTCTATCCCAACCTATGTAATTATCTCTAGGTGTTAAATCTAAAAAGTCGCTTGATATACAAATGACACCTAGATATTTCTTTGTTGGTTTATCTCTTACTATAAAGTTTAAATTACGACCTATATTGTTATTGTTTTTCATTGTAGAGGCAAATGTTCTTATTGCATTCCACAATTCAGGATATGACTTGTCTTCTTTTGTATAGATTAATTCTGGTTCTAGTTTTGCATAATCGTGTGGGTCTTTAGGTGACCATATATTATTCTTAACATGTGTTAATAACTTATCTTTCTCTAAATTGACTAATTGACTTTCTTCGCCAAACAATGTGTTTACTACTTGAGCAGGATATTTGTTTTTAACTTCACACCATTTTTGATATAACGTATATTCTTCAACTGTCATACCAGATACATAACCTAGTTCTTCTATAAGTCTAGTTCTTAATTCTTCAGTATCTATATGTTCGTATGGTGTAGGGTTTTCTTGTTGAAAGGTCTCCCATTGTTTTTCTAATAAAGGGTCTGTCATAATATAATCTGCTAGCTTATCATAGATTGATTAAATAGTCAAGCCTGTTTTTAAACTGTTGGTAATACACATCTTTTGTTTTTAATACTCTACGTTTATAGTCTTCGTGTATCTCATTGTATTTGTCTTGCCAACTATTGTTATCTTTCATTTCTTCTAATCTAGCATATAAAGTATCTACATCTGGCACCCTTTGCCATTCTGTAGCAGTAAGTGTATTGTTGATATCGTATCTATCATGTACTAATGGTATAATGCCACATGCCAATGCCTCATGGTATCTACTTGTTGTTGCTGTCTCGCTCATCCAGTTAAAACACATTGTAGTCTTTCCATTTGTTAAATGTGGCAATAGATTATACATCTTGTCTATCTTCTTATCTCTTTGTACACCTGAAAACTTGCCAATCCAGTATGCCTTTATTTTCTTCTCTTTGTATATTCTTTTAAAAAATGTATGTCTAATATCACCACTTTCTTCATTGTCTGCTGTCTTACGTTTATCTGTACCCCAATATACAAAGTCATAAACTCTGGTATCATCAAACGTATTAGGTATTGCGTCTCTTAAAAAATAATATTTCATGGCATGTATACCACCAGGTATATCCATTTCATCTAATATACTTACTTTGCCTATTTTAAATCCTTTAAATGTTTTGTTTCTGTATAGTTCTTCATTGTCTGCTCTATCACTTCTCATAATAATTAAGTGTTTGTTCTCTAACATAGGACCTATTTCTGCAATCTTCATATTACTACGATTAACTTGTCTATTGTCCTGAAAGTTCTTTATATGAAATGTAAACTCATTTTCACTTGGCACTATTATAACATTACTGTCTTTTATATCATCAAATACTTGTCTGTTTGGTCTATCAAAACCAAAGTTATAATACCCATATTGATATTGTGGGTTTTGTATTGTATATTGTTTGTATAGTTCATAAAAACTATCCATGATATCAAACAAAGGTTTCTTATAGTTTGTACCACTTCGCAATCTAGCAATCGTTATTTTCATTCTGCAATCCTTGTAAAGTTCTTTTCTTTTTCAAATTTAATTTGTTGTTTAAACTTATCTGCCATTATATCTGTTTTGTGAGATATAATAAACACATTCTCACCTTCTAATGTATTCAGTATTTTTAAGAAGTCATCTGTACCTTGACCATCTAAACTACTATCAAATATCTCATCTAGTAATAATAGATTACATGATATACTGTTTTTCATCTTTGCAATGGCACGCCATGTAAATAACAATGCAAGATTTATTCTCATCTTCTCACCTTCACTAAAACTTGTATAACTAAAATCGTCTCTAAATCTACTTCTTATAATTTCTTTAAACTCATCATCTAATTTAAAGTTAACAAAGAAATCCATACTAGCAAGATACTTGTTAATTAACTGGTTCATAATAGGCAAGTATTGTTTAATTACTTTTGTTTTGATACCTGTATCTGCTAACATAGCACGTGCTGCCTGCAAATAATCTATTTCTTCTTTTTTCTTTAATTGTGTTATCTCACTATCTGTTAATAACTTTTCTAATTCTTCTAACTTACCTTTTGCAATACCTGTATCTTCACTTTGTTGAGATAGTTGTTCAATGTTATGTGCCAGTTTTGTGTTAATTATCTCTTTATTATTATCAGCAATTTTTTCTGATTTAAACTGTGGGTCAATACTTTGTTTACATGTAGGACAATTATCATTTATTTCATAAAACTTTTTATGTTTAGTACATTCTTTTACTTTACTTTCAAATTGTGTTTCAAAACTGTTTAATCTTTTTACTTGGTCTCTTATCTTATCTTCATCTAGTATTGTTGATTTAACATCAGCAATTTTTTTATTGATACCTTCAATGTGTGTTGTATATTTGTCAATAGCAGTTGCGTTATCTTTTATCTTGTCTTTATAATCATCTATAACTTTTGTATTCTGTTTACCTGTATCTTGTAAGTATTGTTGTTGTGTTTCTATTTTACTCTTTGTTATTTCTATATCTCTATCAATATCTCTTAGTTGTTCAGTAACTTCTTTAATTTGCATTTTAACTAACATATTCATTACTGAAAATATTTTGATATCTAATATATCTTCTACTACCTCTCGTCTATGTGGTGCTTTAAGTTCCATAAATGGCACAAAGGTAGAAGAACCAAGTATTACTACCTGAGTAAAACTTCTATAATTAAATTTAAGTATATTGTTCTCTAAATGTTTTTGTTGGTCAGCAATCGTTGCTTCTTGGTTTATCATTTCGCCATTTAGATATATCTGAAATATATTAGGTTTAATACCTCTTATTACTTTGTATTTGTTTTGTGCAATACTAAACTCAATACTAATCTCAGTACCACCTAAGTTAATACTATTGATTAATTGTTCTTTCTTTATTTCTCTAAATGGTTTATTAAACAGACCAAAACACAATGCGTCAAGTATTGTTGATTTACCTGCACCATTGTGACCTATAATTAAAGTTGTAGGGTCTTTATTTAAATTTACTTCTATGCCTTGTTGTCCTGTGGAAAGAAAGTTCTTCCACTTAATATTCTCAAATACAATCATTAATAACGTTTGTCTCCCATATGATATAGTTTCTGGTCTGGCATATAAAACACACCATTACCACTACCTGATATTCTTATACCATCACATTTAAAC